TCGCGCTTTTGTGATTCGCTAAGGCGATCAATACACGTTCCATCAGGACATAGTTCAAAAAATTCTGTTAATAATTGTTTACTCATTTCTTTCTCCATTAAATGCGGGCGCAACCCGCTTGAGTCAGCTGCCTGAACAGCAACGACGAACTGGTTGTAGCATCCATTTTTTATTCATCTTTATCTCCATTATTTAAAAAATTTCATTTTATTCTTAAGTTTATTTATTTTTTCAGCATCAGTGTTAGGATCAAGTGTATCTATTTTTTGCTGAATCAGTTGTGCCATTTGAGCATTTTTTGCAGCTTTTTTATCTCCAATAGGAGCTTTCTTGTTGTCACTAGAATCACTAGATGAACTAGGCATATCTAACCCATAAGCTTTAGCTATAGCGTCTCGTTCCATAGGAGTTCCGTCTGCGGGACTAAACTTGTGTCCTTTTTTAACAAGCATTGGAGCAGCATGCCATAACGCCTCAGCTGATTCTTTATCGCCTTGTTCTGCTGTGATAAAATACTGTGCTATTAATTCTTCATCAACAGAGCCATCTGCTGGTGAAAAAATGGGCATTAAATTAGCTTCTTTTAAAACTTGATTAAGTTCTTCTTTTATTATTTGTTTTAATTGTTCATTTGTTATTTTCATAATATCTTCCTTTTGTTGCAATTGCAGTTTGCTTCTTTTCTCGGTATTCTCAATCCGAAGTCATCGACCAACATAGAAATTAGATAAGATGTTCCAGCAGAGATCCAACCACAGATAAAGAAATTAGCGATTGTATAATCAAATGTAAATAGTTCTGTTTGGTTGTTAATGCAAAATAAAAACGCTCCAACCCAAAACCCCATACAAAGCGGACAATAGAACAAGAGCGTCCACATTTTGTTTGGGTCTTTGTTTGGTCGGAGGGATTCGAATATCTTGCCATATACAAGAATGAATGTCAAGCCATAAGCGGCAAGTATGAAATTAAGCATTGTTCTCCTAGTATGTATACCGACCATACAAATATGGTGCGAATAAACTGTTCTGTTTTATAGAGCCTTTCTCTTCCGCATGTGGAATTTCTCCTAGCTCTGTTGAGTTATCTTGATTTGGCTCTAACTGAGCGTCCTGCATCATATCATCGTGCCCTTTCGTCATTTTTGAAGAAGGAGCTTCTGATTGTATCCATTCTGAAAGTTGATAGATTGTTGATTTTATAGAATCTCTTTCTTTTGATTCATGAATCTTTCCTTCAAGAGAACCATAAACATTTCCTCCTTGGATTGAATCATATTCAATAATACCATTGTGTCTCATCCATTCCATTAAACGTGACTCTGCTCCGTATACCACTTCAGACATCAAATCTTTTGGAAATGCTACAATTTTCTTCTTCTCAACCATAAGGACAATATCAATATCAGCATGGTCAAAAACCAAAAGATCTCCATTGAGAGATTTCCGGATGTTCATTTCAAACTTTGTAGTATGTTCATTTGGGTTAACTATCTTAACACCAACAGGTCCTTTCGTAATGTCTATATCGCGATCTCCTTGTATACGAACATACAAGTCTCGTTCTTCTGGCTCTGTCATTATGTTAACATCAGTTGGTCTCTGAATATCGATTCCTATATCTTCTTTTAAAAGTTCTGTTATAATGTCTTGTGGTGGCTTATACATTTATTTGATCTCCGACAATAGTTGTTGAATGTGAAACACATCTTTAACTACTTCCTCAGTTAAAGGTTTCTTTTTAAAATATTCAAGCTTTTCTTTAACGAGTGTGATCTTATCAGACCACTTACCTTCGCTCAAAGTCTCACATTGTTCTTTTAATCTTCCAATTTCTTCGTTCATAAACATCTTAAGCCCAAGTCCATTGTCAGAAAATGACGTGATGTAGTTGGTCAAAAGTTCTCTCTGTTCTTCTAATAAAGATTCTTTGTACGTATCGTTGAATTTATTAACGAATGTATTATAAGTAAGACTATCTACCGTCTTTAACTTTTGCTCTTTAATCGCTTCAGAATGCGAAATAACAAGTGTTTTGACTCTTTCCTCTATCAATAGGCGAGTCTTTGCTTTAAGGCCATTAGAATTGAAATACTGTCCAACTGTTGCAATTGATTTATAATTAGGAATAAAGTTTCCAAATGCTTCTGGAGTACTTTGATTGAATTCTCTTATCAGTTGTGTTTGTTGGTTGAAGATTTCTTTTCTGTCTAAGGTTTCCCAATCTTTTTTTACTTCTTCCATAAAACGAATTCCAAGAGATTCTTTCAAATTCTTGGTTTCCATCAATTGCTTGTATAGTTGCAAATCATTATAGAGAGGAGTTCCTTTTGAGAAGTATCTCTTTAGGGTCTCAACGATTTGTTGTTTCTTTTGTGATTCTCCTCTTACAACTGCCTTGGTCATTTCTTTGATTAGGCACTCGTAAAGAAAAGCGGTATTTCTTTTCTTATTATGTTTCATCGATTGGTTCCTTTTTGTTTAATGATTCGATAAGCATCTCAACTTCGCGAGATACTGTTTCTAATTTTTGTTCTTCTTCTAAATAGCCGCCGGATGCTTGAGATAGTGAATATTCATTTCCAACATAGCCTTTGTAAATGTTTCGACCTGTCGATCGTGATGCTTCAATACCTGTTGCTCCAAGCATTGACTTTTTCATGCCTCCTTTGTCATAAGAAGACTGGTGACGCTTGTAGGGCCCTCTCTTTCGTAAGTCAGGGTTGTTAAAACCTTTTTTACGAGGAATGTCGACATATCTTGGTGTATCATCTCTTTTGGCGGATGGCTCGGCTAAGAGATCATCGTCACCCCCTTTGTCTCCTCCGGCATCATCACCGCCTCCAAGATCACCACCAAGGTCTCCACCAAGGTCTCCACCAAGGTCACCGCCTAAATCTGTATCTCCACCACCTCCACCGAGGTCGTCCATTCCACCAGCAAGGCCTCCACCTCCACCAGCATCTTCTCCACCTTCTCCACCAGCTGCCGCAGCTTCAAGCTTGGCACCAAATTTCTTGTCAAAGAACATTTCTCGTTGATTGCGAAGGAATTCACCTTCAGACATTCCGAAGACATGTTCTGCGACCCATCGTTTGGAAAAATACCCTTCTGTTGCGTTTCCAGCAACACTGAACTTCTTATCCCAATGTTCGAGTTCTTGCAATTCAGCAATTTTAGATGGATTGTTCAACTGAAGATTGAAAGTTAGCAAGTCGTCATTTCTATAGCCCAAAGTATAAAGGTGAATAATACCAATCTTTTCTAATTCTGCTATGGCTACTCTTTGTAATCTTTGTATGGTTCTTGCAAAACGAATGTCTTTTTGTGCAAGAGTAGTTTTATCCTCTGATGCTCCTTCTCCCATAGTTAAATAAGATTGTGGTACTTTGAGAGCTGCAAATAATTTGTCCCTCAAGTACTTAACATCATCAATTCCTCCATTGTAGGTTGCACCAGGAAGATTGGTTATGTCTGTGGCAGATTGACCTCCACGAATTGGGACATAGTAATCTTCTTCAATTGATAAAGGATTGTATCGTAAATCAACACGACCCGTGCTTGGGTCAACAACAGAGTGTCTTTTTAGTTGAGTCATGACTTTCTGCATGTACTGCTCAACGTCTTGAGGAGGTATCCCACCAACATCAATTTTAAACAATCTGCGTTCAGGGGCCCTGACAATTCGATAAGCCATCATGGCATCTTCTAAAAGTATAAGTTGACGGTGAATACGTCTGGATGCTTCAAGCACTGATGTTCCATAAGGAGAGTGCTTGTCGTTACCGAGAATTCTGAAGTGTGCAACTTGCCAATTCTCTAGAGTTAGTCCTGCTGTGTTCCACTGGTACTGGACATAACTAGGGTTTGATTGGTCTTCTCCCTCGAGGCGCTCAATCTCTCTAGTCGGTAATCCAATAGCAGATCGGATTCCCATGTCTTCATCAATATCAAGATATAGAAAGAAATCACCGTACTTACACATTGTTCGCGCCCAACCGAATAGATTGTGTTCGATGTTGAGGACGTTGTGATACAAATTATGGAGGATGTGTTTAATTTCTTCGTTAGCGCACTTAATGTTAAGCATAGG